CAGAGCAAAAAAGAGGCGTTGCCGCCGACCGGGGATGTACCCCAAAAAATATATCTTGCGAGAGGCTTTATTTTTGGAAAACCCTTGATAATAGGGCTATTTCTTGTCTATATCCTTTACTTTTCCGCTTAATCATGCTATAATAGGTGCAAGAAGTTTTAACGAAATTAGACCGCACAAGAAGTGCAGGAGGGATGCGAAATGAACGAACAGGCCAAAGCAGCCCGCAGAGCCTATAAAAGAAAATGGGCGAAACAGAACCCCGACAAAGTAAAGGCGCAACAGGAAAGATATTGGACTAAAAAAGCAGCAGAGGCGGCAGCGCAGGAACCGGCAATTAAACCCGCTCCCGCAGATGCCCCGGCGATGTAACCACGGAGGCGCAGCAATTTGATTTTTGAAATCTTATCAGAGGGCGCAGAGAACGCCCGAACCGGCAAAGAGATTTGCAAGCTATTGAATATAACCGCAAGGGATTTGACCGCAGCCATAGAGCGGGAGCGCAGGGCAGGCAGGCCCATTTGCGCAAGCACCGGCAGCAACCCCGGCTATTTCTTAGCGGCTAATCAAGAGGAAATGCAGCGGTATTGCAAAAGCCTATTGCACCGGGCGGGAGAGATACACAAGACCCGGCAGGCGTGTATAAAAACAATGGAGAATTTGCCGGTATGAGCGGGCGCAGCGCACAGGCCAAAGGCCGCAGGGCAGAAATAGAACTTGCCCGGTATTTGCAAGAAAAGGGCTTTACAGATGCCCAACCCGGCGCACCGCTGAATTATGGCAAAGAGGCCGATATAACCGGCATTAGCGGCTTGCATATAGAGTGCAAACGGCATGAACGGTTAGAAATAAATAAATGGTATGAACAGGCCGCAGCGGATGCCGAACGGATGCAGGACGGGAAACCCGTTGTTATATTCCGGCAGAACCGGCGGCAATGGATGATAGCATTATCTTTAGCGGATTTTTTAGAACTAAAGGGAGGCGCAACGGATGGCAAAAACGAACACTAAAGCCATTAGCAACGAGGAAATCATAGCGGCATTATTGCAGCATGGAACTATAAAGGATGCAGCGGCGGCAGCTGGAACCACGCCCCGCACGATTTACGACCGCATGAACGACCGGGAATTTAGAGCCGAATACATGGAGGCCAAAAACGATATTATCCGCAAGGCCGTATTTACCATAAATGAAAAGCTATCGGCGGCTATTGATGCCGTAGCGGAGATAATGACCGATAAAGATAATAACCCGGCAGTTAGATTGCAGGCGGCGCAAACTATCCTAAACAATGCGGGCAAATTTGCGGAGCGGCTGACCCATGACGAATACCAAAGCCGGAACGAGGGCAAAGGCCCGTTTGACTTTGACTCTTAACGATTTAACCCCGCTGCAAAAGCAGTTTAGCAGAGCAAAGGCAATGCGGCGGGCAATGCAGGAGTATTTAGCAGCAGAAACCGGGCTATTGCGGGGCTATAAGCGGATGTATAACGGCCTATTCCGTGAAACGATAGCAGGCATGACCGATAATCAAATTAGGGATGTGCTTTATTATGCGCTGCAATGTGATGATATAACCCCGGAGGAACGGGCAGAAATACGGCGTATTTTGCGGATTTAGCCGCAGGGAGATGAGATTTACCCATTAACGGGAGAAAAGGCCGGGGAAAGGCCACAGAACGCCCCACAGGGGCATTGCAGGAGGTGAAACAACATGGAGAACGAACGGAAAGCCCCGGATGTGCCTTTTATCGTTTATGAAAGCGAACAGGCAAGGGCAGAGCGCAATATAAAGCGGATGCAGATATTATGCGGAGTATTGGCGGCGGTTTTAGTGCTGACCAATGCGGCATGGTTTTTACTGACCCGCTAAAACAGACCCGCAGCAGCAGGAGGCGAACCCGAACACCGGGCAAGCCTCTTTTTTATTGGCGCAATAGATGCAGGAACCATAGCCCAAAATAATTTACACAAGAAGTGCAACAGGCTATTAAAAATCCTGTTCCAATCGGTTATAATAGGAAAAGGAAAAGGACAAAGACCGAACAGGAGGGCGCAGCAATGGAGGCAATCACAGTTTACAACCGGCAGGAGATAGCACCGGCGCAGCAGTTTAACACCGGGCTATTTAATGACTTTGTAGCATGGATAGACCGCAGCGAAAAGACAACCCGCAGTTATCTAACCAATTTGCGGCAGTTTATGGCATGGTTGAAATATGCGGCAGTAGTGGACCCGATTAGACAAGATATTATTTCCTATCGGGAATGGCTGACCGCAGAGCATGAGGCAATAGCACTTGACCCCGGCAGCGTGAACGGCTGGACATACAGAACGGATGCAACCGGCAACCCGTTAAAGATAGTATGCAAGCCTAACACCGTAGCGCAGTATTTGCGCAGCGTTTGCCAGTTTTTCCGCTGGACAGCTGCAAACAACCTTTACCCGGATATTGCGGCGAACATTCACGCCCCAAAGGTAAAGAACGAAACGCACCGCAAAGCATACTTGAACGCTAAAGAGGTTTTGACCATAGAGGAAAGCATAGCGGAGCGGGCGCAGGAACGGCAGCAGGCCGCACAGGAGGCGCAAAAAGACACGGCAGGCCGGATGCAGCGCAGCACAGAACAGGGCAAGCGGCTTTATGCAATGTATCTTTTAGCGGTAAATGCAGGGCTTAGAACCGTAGAAATCAGCAGAGCCAATATAAAAGACCTTGAAACAAAGGGCGGGCAAACATGGCTTTATATATGGGGCAAAGGCCGGACGGAACCCGACCAAAAGAAACCCATAGCCCCGGAAGTTGCGGCAGCTATCAAAGACTATTTACAGAGCCGGACAGACCACCCCACAACCGCAAGCCCGCTTTTCGTTTCCACCGGCAACAGGAGCGGCGGCAAGAGGATTGCAACCACGACTATTAGCACGATGTTAAAGCAGGCAATGAAAGAGGCCGGATTTGATAGCGAACGCATAACCGCCCATTCTTTGAGGCATAGCGCAGCGCAAGCCGCATTGCAGGCAAGCGGAAACAACATTTACACGGCGCAAAAGTATTTGCGGCATAGCAGCCCCGCAACCACGGAAATTTATTTGCATGAGGATGAACGCACCGAAAAGGCAGAGCGGGCAATAGCGCAGGAGGTTTACAACCTTTACCACGGAACCGGCGCAGATAACCGGGCAAAGCTGGAACAGCTTATTAACCGCATGACCCCGCAACAGCTGGAACAGCTAACCGGCATAGCGGCGGCAATGGCATAAAACAGGAGGCGCAGAACATGGAAACTAAATGGCAGCTGCATTGCATGAACTCTTTTATTGATGGCGTTATCATTAACGACTTTGAAAACGACACGGAGGCGGCGCAATATGCGGCGAACTATGAGGCAAGATGTTACAGGATAGACCCGGACGGAACCCGAACGCTAATTTATGAACCGGGGCAGGAGGAATAGACCCCTCCCCACCCTTGCCCCGCTCCAACCGGGGAAACCGACCGGCGGGGGATAGCCTTTTACATACACGGGGGATTTTTCGGGCAAGGGAATAGCCGGGGGAGGCGTTTCTAATCGAACTAATATTGAATAGCTTAATTAGGAATTTGCACAAGTAGTGCAGGATAACATAAAGGAACAGGAGGCGCAGAAACCATGCAGGCAATCAACCGTTACACGCTGGAACCGCTGCATTTTCCCGTAGATGGTTATTTGTTCATAGTAAAGACGATAACCAGCGTAGACGGAGGGCAGAACTTTTACTATTGCGGGAATAGCCGATATTTCCGAACGGAGGCAGAGGCGGCAGCATACAAAGCAGAACAGGAGGGCAGAGCGGATGCAGATAATAACAGCCGCAGTTATTAAAGGGGGAACCGGCAAAAGCAGCACCATAGCCGCATTAGCGCAGGCCGCAGCCGCAGCCGGTAAAAAGGTATTGGCAATAGACCTTGACCCGCAGGCTAATTATTCATTCTTTATTGGCGCAGACCAAAACCGCCCCGGCAGTTACCAGCTATTACACGGAACCGACCCGGCGCAGCTGATACAGGAAACGCCACAGGGGATAGCAGCCATTGCCGCAAGCCCCGACCTTGCCACAGAGAAAACGACCCCGGCAAGCGCAAAACGATTGCAGGCGGCGTTAGAGCCGATAAAAGGGGACTTTGATATTATTCTAATCGACACCCCGCCCCAAATGGGGGAACTGACCTTTAACGCATTGCAGGCCGCAACCGGGCTAATAATCCCGCTGGAAACAGACAATAGCAGCTTGCAGGGGCTTTATCAGATAGCCGATATTGCCCACCAAATGCAGCGCAGCAACCCGGATTTATCTATTATCGGCGTTATTCTGACCCGATACGATGCCCGCCCGAAACTAAACAGGTATTTGAAAGATGCCATAGCGGAGCGGGGGCAGGAAATCGGCGCACCCCTTTTAATGGGGATTAGACCCGGTATAGCGATACGGGAGGCGCAGGCAATGCAGCAATCATTATATGACTATGCGCCCCGCTCCAACCCGGCGCAAGACTATAAAACACTTTATGAAATGATACAGGAGGGCTAAACAATGGCAAGTAAAAAGGATTTTGCAGGAATGAACACCGGCAGAGTGTACGGCGCAATCGAACAGGCCACAAGCCGCAAGGGGCAGCAGGGAACCGCAAGCCCGCAAGAGGCAGCAGAGCGGGCGGCGCAGCTGAAAACGCAAGGCCGCAAGGGATGCAAGGCAATTAGAATAAATATGGCCTTTACGCCCGAAAACCACGAATTTATAAAGGTTATGGCAACTATCAGCGGCAAGACCATGACCGAATTTGCAAATTTGATTGTAGAGCGGTACAGGAACGAACACCCCGAAATTTACGAACAGGCCAAAGCCATTATTGACCAACTCTAAAGCAGGAGGCGCAACGCATGATAGACGATACCAGCAGGCAGGACGGGGAGCAATTAGCAATGCCCGGATTTGAACCCGAACCGCCCGTAGCAGAAACCATAAAAAAGCAATTACCCGTTGTTCAATTCCGCATGGACTTTTTGCGCAGCCCGGAAGATGCTTTATTGAAATGGGGGCAGATGGAAAACGGGCGGTATAGAAAATGGTTTACGGGGCATTTTGATAAATTAGTTGCGATTGTAGCGCAGCAGACCGGCGCAGACCCCGCACAGATAGCCGATAAAGACAAGAGAACCCCGGAGCAACAGCAGCTATTATTAGAGGCGGCAGCAAAGCAGCAGATAGCCCGCATTGATGCTTTTTTCGATAGCCTTTATATGGATGCTATAAACACGCTGGAACCATTGCAGGGCGTTTATAAAGACCCCGGCGAAATCGACTTTTACACCGATACCGACCGTTTTAACCCGGATAGCGAATTTATCAGCGTAAAGGAACAGGCGGTTTTATATTTCTTTGCGCTGCATGATGAACTAAAGCCCACGGAGAAACAGACCCTAACCACCGAACAAAAAGAGGAATTGCGGGGCATTTATTCCCGGCTGGATGCCTTTTACTTAGAGCGCACCGGCGGCGGCAGTTATGACCCGGAGGGGGCGGCAATCCTCTTTGCCTTTATTGAGCGGGAGAACCCGACCCCGGAAACAGCGGAGAGCATAGCAGCGAAATTGCCTTTAGTGCAGGGAATTAGACCCACAGCGCACACGATGCCGAATAATGCGCTAATGAACACGCTGCAACAGAAACCGGCGATAAATGCCGGGGCGTTTGATATGGTAGTTGCGAACGCCAAAGGCAGGCGCAAAGAGATAACAGCATATACCATGATTGAATTTGACCCCGGAGAAACCAGCATTAAAATTACCGATGCCCATTTATCAGAGTATGAACGGCAAGTATCAGATGCGGTTATTTCACTATGGATAGAGGCCGTTAAAGAGAAATTGCCGCCCATTTTTACACCCGATATGATATTTAGGGCAATGCCCGGAGGCAGCGACACGGCAAGCCCGCAGCAAAAGGGGGCAATAACAAAGACAATAGAAAAATTCCGGCGTTTGCATATAACCGTAGATGCCACAGAGGAAATGCGCAAACGGGGAGTTATCGGCAGCAATGCAACCTTTAAACTGGACAATTTCTATTTATCGGCAACCCATGCAGAATACAAGGTAAAGAACGGCGGGCAGACCGTGAACGCATACAAGATAGACACGGAGCCTATTCTATTGACCTATTGCGCCATGACAAAGCAGCTATTGACCGTACCGGCAAAGTATCTTGCTATTGAAAAGGTGAAAAAGGGCAGAATCAGCGGCGAACTTGTCACCATGACCGCAGTCCGGCAGGCAATGACGGGGTATATGTTACGGCGCATTGCCGTTATGAAACATGACCGCAAGAACAAAGTGCAGACCCAAAGCAATGTTATTTTGTTTGATACCCTATTTGCGGAGACCGGCACAAAGACGGATAACCGCAAGCGAACGATGATAAACCGCAATTTCTGTTTTAATGTGCTGGACTATTGGAAAGTATCGGGCTTTATCAAAGGCTATTCAAAGCAGGAAAAGGGGCGCAGCATAACCGGCATAGTTATTAAGTTTTAGAAACAAGAGGCGCAAGAGGGCATATCTTGTGCAGCGGATAACTTAGCCCGAAACTTTGACTACATGAGGCCGAAACTTTGACTACAACAGCCCCAAACTTTGACTACATGGGAGGCCGAAACTTTGACTACAAAAACCCCGATTTTGCGGAGTTATGACAGCTCCACGAAATGCCGAAAACCCTTGATTTTACGGGCTTTTCCGGGAATTTGCCGTTAAAGAAAAAGGCCGGTTTTACCCGCTGCAACAAAAAGGCTATAAGTTATTATATGTTTTTATACCCGCAAGCCCGCCCCTGCTTGATGCGGGCGGGCG